ATTCCATGCTTGAATATCCTGAAATTTGAAGTTGAAATTATTCAAAAACATTTAACCGTACAAATGTACGACGAACTATCTTTATGCCGAATACAACCACGCAGTCCACACTACACAGATGGCCGTAAAATGGCACGATATTATGGCCGACGGCGACCGCTACAATCTGCAGTACCGCACCGTCGGAGATGAGCGTGTCCGCTCCGAACACGCCGCCCTTGACAATACCACGCTGCCGCCCTCCGACGAGTTCTGGAAGTTCTATCTCCCGCCAAACGGTTGGAATTGCCGCTGTACCGTTGAGCAGGTGCTTCGCGATGATTATCCGATGTCCGACCCGGCTGTTGCCAAAGCGGCGGGCGATGCCTGTACCGAAGACCCCAAGGCCAGAATCTTCCGCTACAACGCCGGGCAGGAAATGACCGTCTTTCCGAAGAAGCACCCATACTTCCCCAAGGGCTGCGGCGACTGCAGGGACAGTCTGAACCTCGCCTATGACCCCAAGCGCGAAAAGTGCCGCGTCTGCCGTGTAGTCAGCGAGCAAGCGCGAAAAGCCGAGGCAAAACGGCTGTACGACCGTCTTTCAAAAGACAGCAAGTATAGGGGCGTAGAATACGACCCGGTTTCCGGCGGCTTGACTGCAACCCACGTCGGCCACAATACAACCTCTAATAACTCAGAGGTGCTACGATGGGGCATGACAGGCGCGGACTTGGAGATGGAGGTGCAGAGGCTTCTTTTCCAAAGCGGCCATATTGCGGTGCTGTGCGACGAGAGCAAGCGCAAGGCGAAACAGACTCTTCCGGCGCTTGATATGCAGCTTGACGGCGTGATGATGGATATTCGGTCGGTAACGAAGAAAAAACAGCATTACGGCTCTCACCTCAAGGCCAAGAACAAGCAACTCGCCCGTTACAACGCCCGTTCAGATGTCAGAGTCCCGGCTGATACCGTCTGCTTGTATTTCCACGACGGTTCGATGTATCACCCGAGCAAGATTACTGTCGGCGCTCGTTGGCTGAAAAAGCAGGCCTCTCACGTTTGTGTGCGTCATGTCGTCTGCGTGATCCGAAAGGATGACGACTCAATCGAAATCCGCCGACATGACATATAGGCATAAAAAAAGCCCGCAGCGCGGGCAAGTCGCCTCCTCACCGAAGTGACCCACAGGGGCGACCTATGGGATTGCAAAGATAACAACTTTTTTTCATATAACAAACTAAAAACCAAAACAATTTAACAATGGACGAAAAAATTACAATTACAGCAGAGTTTACCCGGACTGATGTCGCCGCCGCACTTATGTGCCTCGGCGAGGAACTCACTCCCGATATCTGGGAGGAGATAAAGACTACACCCTCTAAAATCGATTTTTCCAAAATCGAGGACAAAGCCGAGCGCATGCAGGTGAAATTAGGCCTGATTTGCCTCCTTTTCGCTAATCTCGCCGACTGATGCCCCGGAGCATATACGACGACATTCTGCGCGATGCCCGCGTCAAACTCACGGAGATGTTCAACCAAAACTTCCGTGAGCAGGGTTTCTTTGACCGGAAGTGGACAGCAACCAAGGTAAGCAAAACCAACAAGCGCGGCAAGGGGTCTATCCTCATAGTTACAGGTGCAATGCGCCGCTCAATCCGTTCGATGGTGCGCGGAATGGCCGTCGTATTCTCCTCCCATCTGCCCTACACCGCGCTACACAACGAGGGTGGCAATTTCTCAGTAACCGTCCGGGCACATTCCCGAACCAACAAGAAAACCGGGAACACCTACACCGTCCGCTCTCACTCGCGACAGATGACTATGCCGCAACGCCAGTTCATCGGCGACCACGATAAGGTGCAGCAGGCATTGGGCGATATTGTCAACAAAAATCTCCAACAGTTCTCGCAGAGGCTCGCGGATAACTTTAACAGAAGAAGATGAGATTAAGACTTTTCGATGATATAGAGGCGCGTCTGTCGCATGTCCGCCTCGTGGATAATGAAATTGTCTATCATCACCGGGAAAGTAATGCCGATACATCTATGCCCGGCACACCGGCCATCAACCATGTAGGTCTGTGGAACGAGAATACTACACGCCTCACCCAGTTGCGTCCGTTCTCGCCGCCTGCCGTCTTCATAGAGTTTTATCCCGTTATCTGGGGAGAACTCGGGCGGCATGCAGTACAAGGCGATATGGTTATCCGGCTGCATATCGTCACGGCCACACTTGCCCAGACCGATACGCCTTACCGTGCCGAGGCTCTGCAGCGCTTCCGCCTGATCAGAGCCATCAAGGCGGCTTTCGTCGATTTCGGAGGCCCTGCCGACAAACACGGGCGCAGCTATTCGCGATTCAAGTATTACGGCTCCTCTACCGATCACAACCACGAGCAGATTTGCGAGGATCTGGAGGAATGGCAGACACATTGTATCGATTGTTCGGCCACTGTCGACAGCGGATATATCCTTGCGCCGGGCGGCCTCACACTCGATATTGGAAATTCGGAGTGAAAACAGACACCGCCCGCAGACTTTTTTGGCTGCGGGCGGCGCTTGTTCTACAGTTCATCGAAAAGTGATGGCTGCGCGTCGTGGTGTGGCTCTCTGTAGTCCTTTAATCCACGACGCAGATAGCTGAGGAATGTGTGGTAACAGCACGGATAAACCGGATACACATAACGCCGCCATACCTGTTTATAACACCTCGACAGATTGCCCTCCTCGTAGTGTTGCCTGGTGATATCGCAGACGTGTTGTATGCGCAGAAGTGTATTTTTATGTGGTTTATGTGCCATATTAAGAATTTAACCGCTATCTTTGCAACACGTTCCACGGTGTTGCTCGTCGTATGGTTAAATCCTGCGGCGGGCTTCATTATTTTCATCCTTCGCTTTTTGGCTCTACATAAAAGGTTTCTTTCTGAACCACCGAGATATGACAGGCTTCCATCACAATCCGGCACTCGTCCAGCTCGCGCTCGGCAAGCAGCTTGTCCTTGGCCACTTCCTCGACGGTGCGGATGTAGCCTTTGCCTTTCATTTTCAGCAGTTCCAGAACACCGGCCCAGGTCATGCCCTTGCCGGGTTTCAGCTGTGGGTTGCCTATGCGGAACCCGATGGTGCCGTGGGTTGTTTCCATACTCTTGCGGCGGCTGAAATGCTCGTCACGGTTCTCCGTGGCGAATGCCTGCAGCCGCTCGAATGCCTCGTCTTTCTCGGTATCGAGGTCGGCGAGCTGCTGTGCGTACTTCTCGCGAATCGCCGATAGTTTGCCGTCCATTTCGGCGGTAAGGGCGCGTTGCTTTGCGTCGGCAACGGCGTAGATGTGCATTGCCTCCTCCATCTCTTCGCGGGTGATCCCGCTGATGATTGTTTTCTTTTTTCGTGCCATTGTTGTAATCGATTTATCGCTTTGCCTAAGCAAAGAATGGTAATTAAAGGGTGATTAAATATGGTTTATTTGTCGTTTGACAGCTTGACCGGGAACACGTCGAGGATTGCGGTTTCAGAGAGTGAGATGATTTTCCAGTCGCACATCGACTTGCGCAGCTCGGTTAAAAGTGTGCCGAATGCCGTCTGAAAATCTTCCTCGCCGACGAGCAGATGGGACTCTGCCGTTTTCTCCGAGCCGCTTTTCTCGTCTATGGTGATATAGCCGACTTTGGCGAGGTAGTATCTGCCCGAGTCCTGGTCGCCGACGATCTCGTTGATTTTAGCTTTCTTTACGGCCTTGACCTCGAAGTCGCCGATGATACGAGGTTTCATTTCTTCGATGATTCGTGCCTCTGCCTCGGTGAATGACAGAGCGTCTACAAGGTATGCCTCGGTTACTTTTTTCACTGCTCCGTTTTCCATGACCTTGTTATAGCGGAGCTTGGTTTCAATCCATTGTGCCATTGCTGTTGTTTTTAGGTGTCGTTAATTCTTCTTCGGTAATTTCGGTTATCGTGTACCACTCGATGTCGGGTTCTTCAAGGCCGAAAAATTCTATTATCTCGTCGCGGGTTTTATAGCCGATAAATTCCGGCGTTACAATCTTCCCGGTGGGGCGTTCCTTGGCGCGGATCTTAAAGTGCTTCCTGCGGTTTTTCATCTCCGGCAAGCTGTTGAGTTTCCTTTCAAAAAACTCGTCAACTTCCCTTGCTTCTTCATAAGGGTTGTCCTTGCGTGAAGCAAGCAACGCCGTTCCTTTCACTATTGCAAGCAACTGGCCGACGGCTATGTCGCCGAGCGTCCATCGCTTTGTGGTTTCATCATACTTTATGGTCATTCTTCCTCTGTATTAAAGTCGGGTTCATATTCCGCGATGTTGGCCGAGTCTTCTGCCCACATAGCGAGTTCTCGCATTAACTCCACATATTCCGGCGTGGAGAGTTTCGCAGTATCTTCTTTGATTTTCTGCTTGATTTCGTTTATTAGGCTCATTCTTCCGAGGATTTTGCGGCGGGCACCAGATACTCACACGCGGTATGAAATATTTTTGTGGTTGCGGTGATGCTTTCGGCCTCCTGGTTCTCGTTGCGGAGGCCCCTTATTACAATCTCTTTTATCTTTTCGGCGGCGTTCCTTAAATCCGAGGCCGTATAGACGGAGGCAAAACCGAACTTTGAGGTGTACCACTCGGTGACGGCGCCTTTCTTAACTTTTGCCGTGACCTTGATATAGCCGACGCCCTGCTCCTCGACAAGATCTCTATTTTTCTTCTTTGCCATATCCGTATCAGTTTAGAAGTAAATCGTCTTTGCCGAACCGCGCCTCGTAGGCTATCTGCCCGGCCACCTCGTTCACGGCCTTTGCGTCTTTCTGCCGTTTCAGAAACATATTGTAGATTGTGGTCAGTCGGTCGAGGGAGATTTGGTTGAAGTTCCGGGCTTTGGCGGCGCGGCAAGCCACGTTTTTTATGTAGTCTACGTCCTCGTCGCCCTTTCCGATCAGACGCAGCCAGCCGCCGATGGCCGCTATCACGCGCTTACGCATCTTGTCGCGCTTGGCGTCCTCGGGGTTGATGATGTCGTTGAGGTAGTCGCAGATTTGTGTCAGTTCCTCGTTGGAGAGGTCTTTGCTGCTCTCCACGCCATATCCGCCGAGCAGGGCGAGTTTATCGTCCGCAGTCATGTTGAGCCGGGAGCAGAGGGTGTGGAATTTTTTCAAAAGCCACTTTTGGTTCTGTTGGGTGATTGTTGCCATAAATATCTCGTTTTATTGATTGCTGTCCTTGTCTATTATGTCCGCGTGATACCTTGCCGCGCCCTCCGGCCATATCACAAACTCCTCGCCGCCGCCCTCGGCGGTCGCAAAGCGGGTCGTGGGAAATGCCTTGAAACCCTCGACGCGCAGTTTTACCTCTGAGAGTTTGCGGACGTGCCTCGCTACTGCCGGATAGGGTTTGCCTCCCTCTTCATGCGCGATGAAGATGAACAGCTTGGCGGGAAACTCGTCAATCAGCGAGGCAAAGGTGGCGCGGGTGAAACCGACCAACGCCGTAATAGAATCTATCACCACCACCTGCGGGCTTTTCCGCTTGCGCAGCCTCTCCCGCAAAGCGGGGATCTGCTCCTTGTCCAGGATGATGACCTTGTTGCCGAGGTCGCCCATATTTGCGTCGTTCCATGAGTTCTGAAAACTCAGCGAATAGCCCTGCTCGATGGTGTCGTAGGCCACGCGGTCGACAAACCGCGACAGATAGGCGAGCAACTGGAGCGCGAAGTGCGTCTTGCCGCTGCCGCTCTCCCCGAAGATAATCCATGCGCCACGGAGTTCCGGCTTGCCTATGGTGGCAAGCCACTTACCGGAGAAGTCCGCTACCGTGAACCTCGCGTCGCACATATTCTTGTTGCTTAATGCCCGTGCCATTCCAATCGGTTTTTAATTGTCGTTTGATTTCAGTTTAAGTGCGCACACCAGACGTTTCACGCGCCGCAGGTCGTTGTCCGAGTCCTCGATGATTCTTTCTATCTCCCGGCGGTCTTCGAGGCCGTTGGCCATACACACGGCCTTGACGTCGCCACGGTTCACCACGGGCATCGGCACGAACTTGCGCCCTATGCGCGAGTAGATTTCCTTGTAACCCTTGCGGTTGTTCATCGCACCGCGCTCGATGCGTTTTTTGAGGTATTGAGTGGCGCAAAGTACTATCCCCACCGTGTCCTCCAGTTTGTTGTAGATTGTAATGAAGAAGTGCAGTACCTGGTCGCTGAGCTTGTCGGCCTCGTCCAATACTATAAGCACACCCTCGCGGCGTTTGAGCTGTCTTATGGCCTCACGCACCATATCGGCCACCGTCGTGCCACCCGGCTCTACTCCGAGGCTTTGCAGCAGTTCGCCGAGAAACTCCTTGCGGTTCCAATATTCCGAGCAGCTGAGCGCGATCACGCCACGGTTCTGCCCGGCGTAGGTCTTTATCGCCTGGCTTTTGCCGCAGCCCGCGTCGCCCACAACGGCCATTACGAGAGAGTGCCGCTGCGCGTCGGTCAGAACCTGCGTCATGCGGGTATAGCCCTCGGTCTGCACCACACTCCATTGACGCGGGTCGTAGCCTGTCTGATTGGCTACTGTGCGCCACATATCGTCAGCTATCAGTTCCCATTTGCCGTTGAGCATCTGGCTGACAGTGGCCGCACTCACTCCCCGCAGCGATTTGGCGGCGGCGTTCTGGCTTTCCTTGCTTTCCACATACGCCCTCAGTTTGGCGGTTATGGCTTCTTTTTCTGTCTGTTTCATTGCGATTGTCTATTATTTTTTTGTGCAATGCGGCCTGTGGCCGGTTACATTTCCTATATTAGTTTTTGATTATTCGATTTTTAATAGAGGTCGCGTGTCGATTCGGCTATGCCCGCGCCCGCGCTTTCCTCGTATGCGGCCTCCTCGGTTACGTCGGTGTATTCGAGGCGGTATTGGCTCTTGCGGTCTTTGTTCCGGCCTCTGCTGTCGGTCAATACACCTGTTATATAGGGGTTGTGCAGGTCGGGGTGTTGCAGCAGGCTTTCCCTCACAATCTCGGTTGCCCGTGCGTCATGCTCTATTACCATGCGGCGCAGCTCGTCGTTGAAGTCGCGTACTCTCTGCAACTGTTCCGCATCGCCGGGACGGCGATCGGCAAGTGCCATCGGCTGCACATGCTTTTCCTCGAGCATGAACCTCAGGTCGCCCTCGTCGCTCACGGCCAGAACCTGCTGCATGTCGTCGGGATCATACTTGACATTCCATCTCAGATGTGAGTGTTTTCTGAATTCAAGGTCGAAGCAGTCGTATGTGTGCCGCTCGCCCAGAAGACGTACATTAAGGCCGCTGCCCTCCAAGGCGTTTTTATACCCGGTTTCATGTCCGAAGTTCAGCAGGTAGCTTTCCATCGACATGGGCAGCAGATATTCCGGCGGAATGTTTTTATATCCGGCCACATATTCATCACGTTTCAATGCCCGCTCGGACTCGATAATCCATCTGATTTGCTCGCGCACGCCCTCCTCGTCCGGAATCCGGCTCTTATGGGCGTTAAGCCATTCAAGGTTGGGCTGGCTCTCCTTGCGTGCGGTGATACCGTAGCCGCTCCAGTTGCCCGCACATTTTTTAGCGTATTTGTGATTTAGCCTCCTGAAATACGGCTCTATCACCTTGGCCTTGGCGTTGCCTACCTGCGCCGGAGTTACATACTCGGCTATGCCATATGTCGGGAGCATGACCTTGATTTGGTAATTGTCGCTCTGTATCTGCACCGGACGCAGACGCTGGCCGAATAACTCTGCCGTATGGTTCACGGCGTTTCGGAGTGCCGCCTTGATCAGGTCGGGGCTTTCCTGCGGCCCGGTGGCGTAACCAATCGGGTATTTGTTGGTCGGGTCAAGCACCACCACCACTGTCATGCGTTTATAATACTCTGTGCGACCACCGCGCTTTCCCTCGATGCGTTTCTTGTAATATAGCTCCACCGTCCAGCCGTCGAGAGTCCAATACAGCATCGGTGCAGTCGGGGCAAATCTCTTGACCTGCATAGCGTATTTATTCATGTATTCCTTGGCGCCACGTCGCCCGGCGTCGACTGCCCAGCCATACCGCTGTGCCCAGTTCCATACCGTACGGCTGTCGATTTTTTTCCATTTATTCCCTTTTGCAGCCACGTTATAATAATCCGCTATCTCCTGGCAGTCAAGATTTGTATGAACACTAAGCAGCTTTAATATCCATGCAATCTGTTCCTCTGTAGCCACTTTGGCCGCGTTCTTGTTGCGGAACTTGCCGCTGACCAGCACATCATAATTCGGATGGCCGCCTTGTACATACTTCTGATATTTCCGTTGCAATACCCGTGGACTTTCCGGCAAGTCATGCGGGTAGACATCAGCTATCCGAGGCAGATACTCCGCCATACGCTGCCAATACTCGCTCATTTTTACCCGGCGCCATCTGCCAACCTTTTTCTGCTCTGCGGCAGCGGCGCTCAGGTGTGCCTGTATCGCATTCAGTATCGAGGCCGAGTTGGTATATTGCATTCTTTTCTCATGGCTAAGCCCCCGCGCCCCGTCTATGATGACCCCTTCGTAGTAATTAGCCGCTATCTGGTCTATCACAATGGTATCAACGAACGCCATCGCCTGGGCCTGAATATCAGGAGCAGTACAGCGCCGTTTTACCTCTACACGGTACTCAGTTGACAGCCTTTCAACGGCATAAAGCGCGGACTTGCCATTACAGCCTCGGCGAACACGAAGATTCTTATCACGCTGGCATGCGTGCATGAGAGCCGCATTTGTCATAATGTCGGGAACCAATTCCGGATGGGTCGCGCAAAGTATATCGTTGTATAGCTCCATAATTTTATTATATTTGCAGCCGTTAATCTATTTTTAATCGCTTTGCCAAAGCAAAGCATTCTTTAATTCTCTTTCTTATGGATTACTGCGTTCCTCGTCACCCCGAATCTCGTTTCGTTCAAGCAATGAATGTTGCTAACGAGATAAAGAAAAAGATGATTTGCCCGGTTCATCGCCGAAAGATTCTATTTAATGGTAATTTCACGGATGGTTGTGTGCTTATGATTACGCGCTATTGCTGCCGCGAGCATGCGGAACGTGTGGCGCAAGCGTGGAAAGAAACCGAGTTGTTTAACCACATATACATCATAAATAAGGACTAATTCGTGCCCCATAATATCCTTACCTTTTAAGGTCATTGAGGCGTTGTCAGTTAGCATTGCCCACGATTCTTTGTGAAGCCCGATCATTTCAGCTTCTGTAAACTCGCCGTTAATTTTAACTGCCACAAGCACAAGCCGTTTGTGCATTATGCCTGAACCCCATGTTGGGTCTGTATTATAATTTAATTTCATACCTCAGAGCGCTTTCGCCACCTCCTGTATGGCCTTTAATTCGTCCATGAACGAGCTTTGGCGGCAGTAAACCACCTCGCCGCGTTTGTTGCGTATCGTTACGTCGCCGGTCATGAAGTTTCCCTCCAAGGTCGCGCCATTCCCAAAGGTCTGCACCATGTAGCGGGTCATGCACCCGTCTGCGTCTTCGCGATTGGTGATATAGATGGTGTCGAACTCCGGCGCGAGTACCATCTGTCGGCCGCCGCGTTCTATCGCGGCCTTGCGGATTTTCTTATGGATAAGATTGCTCTTGTTGTATTTGAGAGCCGCCCACACCGTCACGTGCGACACATTGAAAAGGCGGGCGAGGTACTTTGCCTCCTCGGGCGTTACTACAATGATTCTTTTACGTTCCATCTTTTTAAATTTCAAAGGATTTAGTATTTTTGTATTTTAAAAAGCTATCACTCTTGATTCTGTCAAAGGATGACAGCCAAATATCATATTGAAAAAATTACACAGAAATGAGCCTCGAAAATTATCTTGTAAAATCGAATGTATCCGAGTCAGAGATACGCAGCACTTTCTCTCAGAAAGCTCCCGCACAACTCTATAATCTCTTAAAAGAGAAAGAATATCGCTGGTATCTTGAGTTCCTTGCAGCAAACCTGCCAGACATTCTGAAATACATTTCTCTGCCTCCCTCACGACGTCAGACGAAGAAGTGGACTGAACGGCCTGATGAACTGATCTTTCGTTTTGCTGCATTGCAAATATCCGTGATAACTCTGAAATTTGAAACTGATATTCTCGACATAGCATCGATTTTGGATCGAGGATCGTACCGAGAGTTTCATTCAGTCTTTGCAGATGCTCTTGCACCGATGCTTCTGTTTCAACCGTGGAAAACTTTTCCGTTCGATGGTTATGATTCGCCTTTTTCATAAAGAATTGAGTTTTGTTAGCTGATTGCTGATTTCGGCTATCTGCTCCTCCAGAATTCCAAGTACCCGGCAGACTGAGCCATATTCCCTGCTTGCCGCCTGATCGTACTCGGTTGTAAGTTGCGCTTCCATAAGCTCAGCCACACTTGTAATCTCGTCGTGGGCTTTTATCAGGCTGCGCTTCATGCTGCGAAGCGATTGTATATTTTCGTCCTTGGTCATCATACGAGTGTAATCTCTCTGATGTTTGATATATCGTCACAACCGTCTTCGCTTATGATATTGGCAACAAGATTCGCAAACTTTACCTTGTTTGCTTTCATCCATTCGCGAGCCATCCGAAATGCCGTTTGTCCATGTGTCCCGTCCGGTATGTTTGCAGGGTTCTCATCATCCTTTACGAGGTTGTCGTAGTTCTCGTCGAGGAGCTGGTAATACTTGTAACCTTTCATATTTCCTTTATTATTTAGCTGTTATCTCGCCAAATTTTCGTATATTTGGCGGCTGTTAATTTTTTAATATGCTGCAAAGGTAACATATATTTTTGACACTACAAAAGAAAACGACAAATATTTTTGACGAAGAATGAATACTATTAGGCAACGACTTATCGAAATTGCTGATTATAAGCAGCTATCAGTTCGTGCATTTGAAGAGTTTTGTGGGCTTAAGCGCGGAAATATAAGCAATTTAGCACCAGGTGGCAATATTGGCTCCGACAAACTGTCAAAAATAGTTGACATGGTACCAGAGGTTAGCCTTGATTGGCTACTAACTGGACGTGGAAAAATGCTCAAAGAAGATTTATCAGAAGTGAGTTCGATTTTTTCTTATGGTGATAATGATGAGGTCGAAACCCGTCCGCGCATCCCTCTCGATGCCGTAGCCGGTTCATTGTCTATAATAACACAATCAGTTTCAGAAGCAGAGTGTGAGAGATTCCCGGTTATATCCCGCTTCCCAAAATACGACTTTACAATCTTGGTAAAAGGAGATTCAATGGAACCGGAATTTCATTCTGGAGACGAAATTGCATGTAGAATTATTGAGAAGCCATCCTTTATTCAATGGGGGCGCCCTCATGTACTTGATACGTATCAGGGCGTAGTGTTGAAAAGGATATATAATCGCCCGGACGCAATTCTATGCAAGTCTAACAATAACGCATACGATGATTTTGAAGTACCAAAAGAAGATATTTATCACATTGCCTTAGTTGTCGGAGCCATACGCTTGTACTGATAGTGACAGCTATATTCATCGCAACTTCTTAGGACTCATTATGGCCGCTATTTAGCGCATTTTCAATATTTTTTTTGCGTAATTTGCGCTATATTGGCGGTTAATATACTTTTTATCAGTTGTTTAGCCGCTGAATAATCAGCTATAAAACCCCTATTTTTGTGGTACTAAAGGGGGGGTGTATCATCGAAAAACGCCCGTTTTTTACTCGTTTTTTGTCCTTATAGGGGTATTTATCGCCGTTTTTGTGATACCGTAAACTCCACCCAACACTCCATCCATCGGAAAATTTTGCACAATTTTTGGAATGAGCGATGGATGGCTCTCCCAACTAATCAGTGCGCCAAACGGCAGTAAAAAGTCGTTTAATCGGAGGTCAATCACCGCTCAACCGGCATTTAACAGGCCATCA